GTAATCTGACGACATAGACTTAAACTCCACAATCATACCTCGGATATTGTATTGTTGGTACTGCTTAGACATGGATGACAGCCAGGGGAAAAGCTCAGCATTGGAAGGATTGATCACAAAAGTGTTGTTCGTGAAATTGGCGGGTGTTGTGGGGACCTGCAAATCCTTAACATACTCGCGATGAATAACACGAACAGCGTGGTCGTTCCTCACAAACTGTGGAACAGTGTCCACAGAAGTGGACAAAGTTGAAAGGCTGTTTTCCTTCACCTCGTAATCACCGTAGCCGGTGATTGCTGAAATGCCGCGCCCTATCGCGCCGCCAACAGCAGCTCCAGCAGGGCCGCCAAAAGCCATTCCAGCGGCAGTACCAGCCCGGCCAAAACTGCCTTTCGGAGCAAGCCGCAAAACGCGGTCCAACCGCTGTTTGATGTCGGCGATTGAGGTTCTGTAATCCCCCTGGCCGGTGATCTTGGGCGCAGCTCCAGTGGAGCCTCCCTTGTTGTTCTTATTTCTGGATTTGGCCATATTGTTAATGTAATGTGTTTATTAAGTATAACTTATAAGTATAATGTGTATGATATATAGTTGCTTGATAACGAGTGCAACTCCCAGGTGTATATATCCCCGAGTGGTTCAGAGAGTGAAAAGACCGCAACCCACGCTAATGTTTACGGGATGATCAACCAAACCACTGTAATCAGCGGTGGCTAGATCTCTTTCCATCTCAATCTGCATCGAAGGAGGGTAGCCAAAAGCCCTGTAGAAGCTAATGCGCGTATGGTCGGATATGGTGCCACGGAACTCGCCGCGAACACGCGGCTTGGCACACATGCGCATGAACCCAGAATCAGATATTACCAATGACCCATTTACGTTGCTGTCAACACCATTTCTTTTGTACGCTTTGTATAGCTCGCAAAAGATGGGTAAGTCCCCAAACAACGCCAAGCCGCCAACACCTACCTGGTATGACCATTGTCTATACCCAAGTTCAGTGCTAACGGCCAAACTTAATGCGTCCTTGCCAAAAGCGGAAGTTGGCTGCCGACACATAACATACTTATCAGTGTCGTAGTCGATTAACACCGGTTGAGATTGGCAAAATACACACTGCTCAAACTCATACACCGGTTCCTCACGCTCCATTTCAAATCCTAACTCCAGAAACCATGTATCCAAATCATGTAGCTTGTACAGGTTGCATTTGTC